TCGCACCGCACCGGCAGCCTGGGCAACGTGCTCGGCATCGCCCGCGAAGGCTGGATCGCCAACGGCGAAGGCCGCGCCCGCGTCGCCTTCAGCACCGACCCCGCCAAGCAAGGCGTGGTCGGCGACATCAAGGCCGGAATCATCCGCGCGATGAGCTTCGGCTACTCGGTGCAGAAGTACGAGATCACCCGCGCTCAAGACCGCACCGACGGCGTGAACCTGCCGCTGTACCGCGCCGTGCGCTGGACGCCGATGGAGCTGACCTTCTGCCCCGTCGGCGCCGACCCCAACGCCGGCAGCCGTGCCGGCGAACCCGCGCTCACCCGTTCTCAACCCGCGCACGGCAACCCGTGTGAATTCGTCGTCCGGGCAGAAGCCCTCAACGCAAAGGCCCCCACCATGACCGAAGCTGAACTCCAGGCCCAACGCGACCAGGAAGCCGCCACGCGCGCCGCCGCCGAAGCCGCTGCCCGTGCTGCTCAAGACGCTGCCGCCCAGGCTGCGGCCCAGGCTGCCACCCAGCGCGCCGCCGAGATCACCGAGCTGTGCTCGCGCCACGCGCTGCCGCAGCTGGCCGCCGCCATGATCCGCGACGGCAAGACCGTCGACCAAGCGCGCGCCACCATCCTCGAAGAGATCGCCCGCCGCGACGCCGCCTCGGGCGGCCACACCAACGTGCGCGGCATCCAGACCGTGCAGGACGAGGTGCAGACCCGCCTCGACGGCATGGGCGAAGCCATCACCCACCGGGTGGATGCGCGTGCACAGCTCACCGACAACGGCCGCCAGTACCGCGGCATGTCGCTGATCGAGATCGGCCGCGACCACCTCGAGCGCTCGGGCGTCAACACCCGCGGCATGACGCGCATGGCGCTGGCCACCCAGATCCTCATGCACCGCAGCGGCGGCAGCATGGGCACCAGCGACTTCGCCAGCCTGCTGGCCAACGTGGCCAACAAGCGCCTGCGCCAGGGCTATACCGAGAACATGCCCAGCTACGCCCGCTGGGCCCGTCGCGCGCCCAACGCGCCCGACTTCAAGCAGATGAGTGTGGTCAACCTGGCCGGCGCGCCCGACCTGCTGCGCACCAACGAGCACGGCGAATTCAAGTACGGCGCCATGACCGACGGCAAGGAGGTCTACTCGATGCTGACCTACGGTCGCATCGTCAGCTTCACGCGCCAGAGCCTGATCAACGACGACCTTCGCGGCTTCGACCGCCTGGTCAGCGCCTTCGGCAACGCTGCGGCGCGCCTGGAGAACCGCACCGTCTACGCCCTCTTGACGGCCAATGCCAACCTGGCCGACGGTGGCGCGCTGTTCAACGCCACGGCCACCACTTCGGCCGGCGGCCACGCCAACCTGACGAGCACCGGCACCGCCATCAGCGTGGCCTCGCTGGGTGTGGGCCGCGCCGCCATGCGCCTGCAGAAGGGCCTGCAGGGCGAGGAACTGAACCTCACGCCGTCGTACCTGATCGTGCCGGCCACGCAGGAAAGCCTGGCGTACCAGTACACCAGCGCCAACTTCGTGCCCGCCACTGCGGCGAACGTCAACGAGTTCCGCGCCGGTGGTCGCACCGCGCTGGAGCCGGTGGTCGAAGCCCTGCTGGATGCCAACAGCACCACCGCCTGGTACCTGGCGGCCAGCACCGGTGCGGTCGACACGGTGGAGTACTGCTTCCTCGACGGCGCCGAAGGCCCCGTCATCGAGAGCGAAGTGGGCTTCGAGGTCGACGGCATCTCCTACAAGTGCCGCGAGGACTTCGCCGCCAAGGCCATCGACTTCCGCGGCCTCTACAAGAACAACGGCGCCTGAACTTGACCAGCGCCCGGCACTGAGCCGGGTGCGTCGCAGCCCTTCACCCGGAGCACCCCATGATCAATTTCCACCAAGAAGGCGACGTTATCGACCTGGCCCCGGCGGCCGCGGTCGCGGGCGGTGTCGGCTACCTGTTCGGCACCGCTCTGTTCGGCGTGGCCGCTGTCGACGTTGCCAGCGGCGAGGTCGGCCCGTTCATCACCAAGGGCGTGGTCACCATCGGCAAGACCAGCGCGCTGGCCATTGCCGTGGGCGACGTCCTGTACTGGGACGCCACCAACAAGGTGGTCAACAAGACCACCACCAGCCAGCGTGCCGTCGGCGTGGCCGTCGAAGCCGCCGTCAACCCCAGTGCCACCGTGAAGATGCGCCTCGGCGTGCCTTCGCTGGCGGGTACCTGATCGGCTGACTGAGCCACCCCGCAGGCGCACCGCACCATGGCCGGCTTCCAGTTCGAAAACGCCCTCGCGCGGCTCAATGCCGCCGTGCAGGGGCGCCTGACGAACGCCGACGCTGTGCTCGACAACAAGGTGGTGCGCATCGCCTTCGACAACGGCTACGCCACCGAGCTGGGCAGTGTCGGCGTGCGACAGCCCCGCGCCGGCGTGCAGCTGCACCTGGCCCCGCGCGTGGCCGCCGGCAGCCGCTTGCGCGTGGTCGGCGGCCAGCAGTACGAGGTCGTCAGCGTCGAGCCCGACGGTGCCGGCTGGGTCGAACTCGTGCTCCAGGCCGCCTGACATGACCACCGCCGCCCTCAGCTACGTCAACGCCCTGGTCGCCCTGTACAAGGCCGGCCCGCCGCTGTGTGGCGGCCGCGTCGTCAGCGGCCGGGCCATTCCCGTGCAGCTCGAGCACGAAAGCCAGATCTTCGTGCGCCTGGTGCGCTCGTTCGGCCGCACGTCCGACCTCGGCGGCGGCCTCGCGCAGTGGGAGACCCTGATCGGCACCGAGATCGCGGTGCGCTGCAAGCCTGGGCAGGACGCCCACGCCGCGGTCGACCCCATCTTGCAGGCCGTCTTCGAACGCCTGGCCGCCGCCGCGCAGCCTGCCAACACCCTGACCTGGATGACGTCCCCCGACATCACCTGGGAAATCGCCGAAGCCGACACCACCGTGGCCATCGCCACCGTGGCGCTGCGCGTCACCCACATCACCGGGCCGGCCACGTTGGCCGCCCTTGCCTGACCTGACCCCCTTCGACTCTCCACCGGAGCTCGCACCATGTCCTACTACACCATCATCGGTTCCAAGATGTTCCTGGGCAGTGCCCTGGCCGCGGCGAGGACGCTCACGGGCATCAGCAACGCCGCCCCGCCGGTGGCCTCGTCCACCGCGCACGGCTACGTCGACAACGACGAGATCCTGATCTTCTCGGGCTTCGAGGACATCGACCAGTCCATCTTCCGCATCGACCAGCTCACCACCGACACCTACTCGCTGCCGGGCTACGACACCACGGACACCGACCTCTTTCCCGCCTCCAGCGGTGGCGGCACCACGCAGAAGATCACCACCTGGCAAGAGATCACCCAGGTGCTGAACGCCACCAGCTCGGGCGGCGGCCCGCGCAAGATCACGGCCAACCCCATCAACCGGCGCAACCCGGTCAGCAAGACCATTGGCCGCGAGCCCACCGCCCTGCAGCTCACGCTGGCGTGGGACCCGGCCCTGGCCGCGCAGATCAGCCTGCTGACCACCAGCCGCAAGCTGGGCAAGCTGCCCTTCAAGTTCAGCCTGTCGGGCGGCGGCTTCGCCTACGCCTACGGCACCGTGAACATGAGCAGCCTGCCCACGTTCGACACCGGCAGCTTCATGTCCATCCAGGTCGACATCGACCTGGAAGGCACGCTCACCTTCTTCTGATCGGGCAGCAGCACATGGCCTTCCGTCTGGTCGTCGGCAACGTCCTCGAATTCCCGGTGCGGTTCGTCCTCAACGACGGCGGCACCGAGAAGATGTTCGCCTTCAAGATGCGCGGCACGCGGCTCCCTGCGGCCGAGCTCGAGAAGGACCTCACCAGCACCACGCAGACCATGCGTGAATTCGTCAGCTCCCCCAAGCTGGCGCTGGAGATGGTCGACTGGGTGGGCGCCGCCCCGCTGCTCGACGACGACGGCAAGCCCGCAGCGCCCGGGGCCGAGGCCCTGGCCGCGCTGTACGAGATGCTGCCCACCATCCCTGGCCTCGTGTTCGCAGGCTACGCCGAGGCGAACGGCGCCAAGGGGAAGTTGGGAAACTGAAGCAGCTGGCCGCGCTGCTGGCCACCGGCCAAATCGTCGATGACGCCGATGACCAGCCTGCCGACCCCCCGCCGCAGTTTCAGGGCAGGCCTGCCCACCCGGGGCCGGCTGGCCGCCCGCGGTCAGCCATGCCTGTGTTCTACCTGTGGCCCGAGCACGTGGCCGCGCTCAACCTGTGGGGCATCGTCGGTGACCAGTGGCGCACAGGCGCAGAAGGCATACGCACCAGCCTCGACCACACAGCGGTCGAGGCTGCCATGCGTCTGCACGGCGTGCCGCGTGCTGAGCGCTCCGAGCTCTTCGGCCACATCCGCGTCATGGCCCACGCTGCCGCGCAGGCCTGGGCGCAGCAGCGCCAGCGCGCTGCGCCGCCGCAGTAGCCGCAGGGCCCGGGCATGACGCAGGAAATCCGCTACCGCCTGGCCGTCGAAGGCGCGCAGGAAACCGCGCAGGGCTTCGACCGGGTCAACGAGGCCATGGCCCGGCAGGCCGCCGAGAAGGCCAAGCTCGCCAGCCAGGAAGCAAGCGGCCAGGCCTTCCTCAGCAGCCTGCGCGAACAGGCCCAGCTGTACGGCAAGAGTGCCGACGACGCGCTGCGCTACCGCGCCGCCCAGCTCGGCGTGGCCCAGGCCGCCGGCCCGCTCATCCTGCAGCTGCAGAACCAGCGCGCCGCGCAGGAAGCCGCGGCCAAGGCCTCACGCGCCGAAGCCGAAGCTCTGCGCGAAAGCGCCGCCGCCAAGCGCGCCACCGAAAGCGCCCAGGCCAGCTTCGTGCGCAGCCTGCGCGAGCAGGCCGACCTGTACGGCAAGAGCCAGGCCGAGATCCTGCGCTACCGCGCCGCGCAGCTCGGCATCGGGCAGGGCGCCGAGAAGTACATCCAGCAGATCGAGCGCCAGACCCAGGCCACCGGTCGGCTGGGCGCCTCGGTCGGGCAGACGCGCGCCGCGCTGCAGCAGCTGCCCGCGCAGTTCACTGACATCTTCACTTCGCTCGCCGGCGGCCAGAACCCGCTGCTGGTGTTCATCCAGCAGGGCGGCCAGATCCGCGACAGCTTCGGCGGCATCCGCGGGGCCCTGCAGGGCGTGCTGTCCATCTTCACGCCCCTGCGCGTGGCGCTGGGCGGCGTGGTCACCATCTTCGGCGGCGTGGCGCTTGCCGCCTTCCAGGGCGCCGAAGAGGTGGCCAAGTTCCAGCGCACGCTGGCCATCACCGGCAACGCCGCCGGCCTCACCGCAGACCGCTTCCGCGACCTGTCGCGCGACATCGCCGACAGCACCAACACCGGCATCGGCAGCGCCAAGGCAACCCTGCTCGAACTGGCCGGCACCGGCCGCCTGAGCGGCGAGGCCCTGCGCTCCACCGCCGAAGCGGCCGAGCGCCTGGCCCTGGCCTCCGGCGAAAGCGCCAGCGCCATCGGCAAGCGCCTGCTGTCCGTGGCCGACGATGCCGCGCGCGGTGCTGCCGCGCTCAACAAGCAGTACAACTTCCTCAGCGTCGAGCAGTTCAAGGTCATCCAGAACCTGCAGGCCCAGGGCCGCTTGCAGGAGGCCGTGGCCTTCACCATGCAGGCGCTCAGCGAGCGCATCGGCGACCAGACAGCCAACCTGGGCTTCTTCGACCGAGCCTGGCGCAGCGTGGCCAACGGCATCAGCGAAGCGTGGAACGCGCTGAAGCGCTTTGGCCAGGCCGACACCATCGGCGACCAGATCGCCGCCTTGCAGCGCGGCATCGACTCGCTGGAGTCCGAGGTCAGCGACCGTGCCCTGGCCGGCGACATCAAGCGCGTGCTGGTGCTGCAAGACCAGCTCAAGGTCCTGCGCGAGCGCCAGAGCGTGCTGCAGTCCGACGCCCGCCTGCAGGCCAAGTCGGCCGACGACCAGGCGCGCCAGGCCGCCGCCAACGCCAAGGCCATCGACGACCTGCTCAAGGCGCCCTCCAGCGGCGCGGCCGACACCTACGCCAACCTGCTGCGCGAGATCAACGCCGTCACCACGGCCAACAATCAGCGCCTGGCCGCCGGTGGCGAGCTCACCAAGGTGCAGCAGCTCGAGGCCACGCTCAACGAGAAGCTGGCCGACAGCCTCAAGCGCCTCAGCGCCCCGCAGCAGGCCGCCGCCCGCGCCGCCATCGCCCGCGCCGTGGCGTCGCAGCAGGCCGTCGACGCTCAGGCGCAGGAGCTGAAGGCGGCCGACACGCTGGCCGAGTTCGTCAACAACGTGCAGCGCAAGCAGAGGCAAGACGCGCTGGCCGACCTGGAGCGCGAGCGCGCTGCCGCTGCCGCCAGCCTCAAGTCGGTGGAAGACCGCACCGCCGGCCTGCAGGACGAAGAGCGCGCCCTGGCCCTGTCGGTGGTCAAGAACATCAGCCTGGCCGAAGCCATCGAAGAGGTGGCCATCGCCCGCCTGCGCGA